CTGTAGAAATTTAATTTTTCTAAAAAGAGGTGTTTAGTAACAGTAACAAGTAACTAGTTACTATTTTCTTTACACTGGAGGATATAAAACTAATGACTTATTACTAGTAAATATATTAAATAGAATAGAAATAGTTACTTGTTACTTTTTATTATAATTTATTTGTCAAGGACTAACAAGTACTAAAAACATAATAATTATAAGAAGAGTTAGAGAGTTTAGTGCTGTTATTACTAGTGAATAGTAGCTAATTTTAGATAATTCTTCTATTTTGTTTACTCTTTTAGACAGGTCACCTAGTTTATTAGTTAGACCTTGTAGGTCGTGTATGTTCATTTTAGTTTCCTTATGTGAGAGGACCACGAATTAGTTCAGACAACGTATCGTAGGCTGGTCGATAGCATGGCAGATGCTAGTCTGATTAACCCCTCTCGTTGTGTATATTAACATTTGTATGGTATAAATTAGATATGGCACCTAAAAAAGATTCTAAATTAAAGAATGCTGGAGTTAGTGGGTATAATAAACCTAAAAGAACTCCTAGTCACCCTACAAAGTCACACGTTGTTGTTGCTAAAGTGGGTGATAAGACTAAGACTATAAGGTTTGGTCAGCAGGGTAAGACTGGTGACAAGACCATGACTCCCCGTGCTAAGTCATTTAAGGCTAGACACGCTAAGAATATTGCTAAAGGTAAGATGTCTGCAGCGTATTGGGCTAATAAGGTGAAGTGGTAATGGCTAAGAAGAAAGGCTTGTATGCTAATATTCATGCTAAGAGGAAGAGGATTAAGGCTGGTAGTGGTGAGACTATGAGGAAGAAGGGGCAGAAGGGTAGACCTACTGCAGCACAATTTAAAAAAGCAGCGAAGACTGCTAAAAGGAGATAGATATGCCACAAGGAAAAGGTACTTACGGTAGTAAGATGGGTAGACCTCCGAAGAAAAAGAAGAAGATGGGAAAGAAAAAGAAGTAATGGCAGCTACTAATTCTTGGATAGAAGGGTCAAAGCCTGATGATATTAAGGCTAGACAAGATGCTTTCCTTGCTTTGTATGCAGAGGTAGGCAGTATTCGTGCTGCTTCTAAGGAGTTAGGCGTTAATAGACGTACTCCTATGAGGTGGATAGAAAATAATGTTCAGGGATTTAAAGAAAGATTTGAAGATGCAAAGCATAATTTCCGAGAAATGCTACAGGATTTGGCAGTATCTAGGGTGAAAGACCAAGGTCCTAAAGATAATCCTGTATTGTTGATTACTTTATTGAACGCTCATTGGGCTGATAAGTATCGACCTCAGACAACTGTGGTAGATGATACGGCTAAAGAAGTTCTTAGTGAGATGCGTAAACGCTTTAAGGATAGTAAAAGTCCTGAAAGTGAAGAAACATCAACTGAGTTAACTGCACATGAGCAGGTCGAAAATATTTTAAAAGGAAAAAAAGGTGATTGATTCTGAAGATAGGTTGTATTTAGGTGGGGATTCCCTAGAAAGAGATAAGTTTTCTTCTGCGATACTAGGGATAAATGCGAAAGATAACACGATTGTTTACTCGGTAGATAAGATTATTGAGATATTTGTGTTAGAAGATGATATGACAGCAGAAGAAGCAAATGAATTTTTTGAATATAATGTTTTAGGAAGTCATATGGGAGAGGGCACACCAACTTATGTGTCCGAAATTTACGATGGCGATTGCGAATATTAATGAAATTGCTGATTACATATACGAGAAAATAAATTTCTCTCCTACTGAACTCCAAAAACCCATACTGTCCTCCCGAAAAAGATTTATCCTAGTAGCTGGTGGTGAACAAGCTGGCAAATCTATGGTAGCTTCTAAGTATTTACTTGCTAGATTCCTAGAAAATGACGAGCCCGGTCTCTATTGGCTGGTCGCTGCAGACTACGAAAGGACTAGAGCAGAGTTTGAATACCTAGTACAAGACTTTTCTGAGTTAGGACTACTGGCAGAATCCACTAAACGTGTAGACCCCGGCAGGATAATACTTGCAGACGGCACTCGTATAGAAACTAAATCTGCAAAAGACCCTAGAACTCTAGCCATGAGAGCACCTAATGGAATAATTGGTTGCGAAGCTAGTCAGTTAGACCTAGAAACTTTTAATAGATTGCGTGGAAGATGTGCACCTAAACGTGGTTGGTTGTTTTTAGCAGGTACGTTTGAAGGTTCACTAGGCTGGTACCCACAAATGTATCAGGCATGGCAACATACTTCAGGTAAAGATGAACAAGCGTTCTCCTTACCAAGCTATTCCAATCAGTATTTGTACCCCGGTGGCAGGGAAGACCCTGAAATACTAGCACTGGAACAAGCTGCTTCTGATGATTTCTTTATGGAACGTATAGAAGGTATACCCTCACCACCACAAGGTCTTGTGTTTAGTGAGATAAGACCTGACATTCACATACAAGATGTTGAGTATGAGCCCGATATTCCTGTGCATATTTGGATTGACCCCGGATATTCCGAAGCGTATGCTTGCGAAATAGTCCAAATTGTAAATGACCAAATAAGAGTCATTGATGAAATATATGAGCGTAACTTAGTCACAGATGACATTATAGATATTGCTCAGAGCAGACCTTGGTGGAAGGATGCACAGTTTGGAGTGATAGATATTGCAGGTTATCAGCATCAGGCTATGGCTGCACCTGCAGAAGTGTGGTTAGAGAAGACTGGAATTTATTTTGATTCACAAAAAATCAGAATAAATGAAGGAACTGAAAGACTAAAAGCCTTTTTAAAGACTGACCCCGTAGAACAAAGAGATGCTAGAATAGTCTTTAACCCTAAATGTGAGGGGATTTTATCTGAGTTAGGTGTACATCCTAATCCTTTTGACGGGCAAAGCCGTGCTTACAAGTGGAAAACAGATAGAGATGGTAATATTGTAGGAAATACACCGGAGGATAGATACAACCACGGTGTAAAAGCTGTAATATATGGCATAATAAATCGGTATGGTTACGGATACGTGACTGAAAATAAGACAATCAGTGTAAGGCGTTGGTAAATGGCTAACTACAAACCTGAAGAAATAACGGCTTTAGTCGATAATCACTATGAATTGACTGAACCTTTACGTACAAGAATGGATGATGACCACAAACTGTACAGACTCGAAGAGTTTGATGCAGGAGAAGGCTATCAATCTTACACATCTAACGAACCACAAGTATACGCAGACAAACTTATTTCTTGGATGACTACATCTGAGATGGTTGTGCGTGTTCCCTACAACAATGCTGAAAGAGAGCAAAGGGAAAATAATGATGCTAAAGAAAGGTTCCTTATAGGATTACTTAAAAGTGCTGACGATAGAGTAACAGCTAGGTTTCAGCCTACTGTAAAAGCACAGTTAGCTTGGTACATTACTTTACGTGGTTGGTATGCAGTAAGGTCAACACTTGTAAAGAATAAAGAAGGCGATACTTATGTAGATATACAGCCTTGGGACCCACTCCACACATACTGGGGAGAAGGACCTAACGGTTTAGCTTGGGCTTGTTACAAGACTAAGAAAACTCCTACAGAGATTAAAGCTATATATGGTGTAGAGGTGGAAGGCGAAGGCATGGGTCCTGATGATGATGACGGTATAGATATATATGACTTCTTTGATTCTGAAGATAATATAGTTTGTACCGATACAGCTATTTTAAAGAAAAGAACTAAACATGGTTCTGACAAAGTACCTGTAGTTATTGGACCTGTAGGAGCACAACCTCTAGTACAGGCAATATCAGAGTCAGGAAACTTAGATACCGTAGAAGACTATGGCGAATCTTGCTATAAGTCTTCCCGTGATTTGTTTGAGAAGCACAACTTTATGATGAGTGTGATGCTTGAACTTACAGCACGTTCACGTAGACAAGGACTTAAAGTCAGGTCACGTGATGGAACTAAAACGCTGGAAGAAGACCCATACAAGGAAGGTTCTGAGATTGCATTAGGACAAGGCGAAGACGTAGAGCCACTAGGATTACTGGAAATGGCTAGAGAGTCAGGCGTGTTTATGGGATTAATATCAGGCGAAATGCAAAGAGGTGGATTACCACACTCTATATACGGGCAATTAGAATTTCAATTATCAGGATTCGCAATAAATACTTTGCGTCAAGGTGTTGAAACTGTACTTGCTCCTAGACTAATTGCATTAGAAAAATGTTATAGAAGTATGTTCCACCACTTATGTGACCAGTATGTTACTGGTGCATTTAAAGCTATGGAACTTAGTGGTCAGGATAAAAACAGAATGTATTTCTCAGAAGAAATTACTCCTGAGACTATACGTGATGCCGGTGATGTCGAAGTAGACTTTATCGGACAACTACCACAAGACGATATGTCAAAGATGAGCATGGCTCAGATAGCACGTGAAGGTGAAACTCCACTACTACCTGACATATTTATACGAGATAAAATACTTGGTTTGCAGTCAGCAGACTCTATGGAAGACTCTATCAGAGTACAACTTGCCGAAAAAGTTTTGCCTGAAGCACAGTTATGGACACTGTTACAGGCAGCACAAAGACAAGGCAGGGAAGATTTGGTAGAATTTTACAGGGGCGAGTTGATGAATGTGTTTATGATGAAAAGCATGGAACGTGCTCAACTAATGGCACAAAGCCAACAACCACAGGGAATGGGTCAGGGAGCACCAATGCCACCTCAAGGTGGTGGACCTCCCGGATTACCACCTCAAGTAATGCCTGATGCAGCACTTGGGGTACCACCAGTTCCTCCAACGGCTCCAGTAGGTCCTTCAGTTCCTCCCGGAACTCCAAGACCCGGAGGTCAAAGTACGCAAAGTAGATTAGAAAATATAGGATTAGTTCCACCTACAGGAGGTGCATAAATGCCACATCAAATTGGACACGGTATGTATGACGATACGCAATTAAATGAAATACCATTTATGTACTCTCAAAGTGCAGCATTTTCTGCACTACCAGTTGACCAACAAAGAGCATTAATTATTCAATTTACTAATATGACAGGGGGAAGACCTACTGACTCTAATGCTTTTGGCAGGTTTATTAATCAACAATTAGGAATAGGTCAAAATACTTTTACTGATTATGAAGGTGATGTTGGAAGTCAAACTCAAGTAACACCTCCACTAATTCCAGTTAATCAAGGTTTAGATTTAAGTGGTATTCCAGTAGGGGGCTCTACTCCAATGAGTGCAGCTAACGCATTTGGTACTGAACAATATGGTCCTGCATTACCACTTGACTATGTGGCTCCCGGTGTTGGTTATCAATTTAGTGATGCAGAATTAAGATTAATGAACGCAATAGGTGCACCTCCTGCAAATTTAATTCCTGAAGCAGATTTAATGAACCCTAGGGCTTTAGCAGCAGGTGGTTACACGGCTGAACAAATTACATCTTCTTCAAATTATTATAGAAATTTAAGAGATAGACAAAATCAAATAGCTGCTGGAGTGCAAGTTGGCACTTCTCCATTAGGTCCAGCAGCAGATATAGGACCTTTAGGTCCTATTGATACTGCTGCTGAAGCAATAAGACAAGGAGTAGTTGATTTTTCTGAATACGCTTTAGGAGATTATGGTAACTTAGCAAATGCAGTAACTGCTGCTAATATAGCAGCAAGTCAAGCTGAACTTGACCGATTAGGTGGAGTTCAACCTGTTATTCCACAAATACCTATAGCAACTGCTCCTGTTGTTTCTTCAATGGAAGATGATGCTACTGGTGGAGTAGCACCAACCTTACCTGCTCCTGACACTAGAGTAACTCCAGTTCCTGTGACAGTTGCAGAACAACTTGTAACTACACAAGAATTTGATGAATCAGGTGATGTACCTGAATCAGTAACTGAAAACATTGAAGCTAATATTGGTAATTTGCAAAATGAAGTAGATGCTGCAAATGAACAGTTTTTAAAAGAAGGTCGTATCCCACAAGGTTTTACATTTCAAAATGGAGAAGTAGTAACTTATGGACCTAATGGAGAAATAATAAGACCAACTAAAAAACGTGCTCCAAAAATATCAACAGAAGCTGGAACAGCAAAAGCACAACAAGATGCTATTACTACTCCTGCTCCTGCTGATTTTTCAGAAGATTATGGAGGAGTAAGAGCAACAGGTTCTACTATAGTTCCTGCTCCAACAGTTCCTGCTCCAGTTGCCCCTACAGGTGAGCCTGTAGATTTACAAGCTGAAGAAGGAGTGTTTGCAACACAACCTATTCCTGCAGGTGCAGGTGCTGTAGCAAGTACACCTAGTGCGTATGCAGGTGGGCTAGGAAGTACAGGGGCTATGACAGGATTAGGTCAACAAGCATATGATTTAAGTTTAGAACCGGCAGACGCTTTTAGGCGTTACAGGTCAAGACAAATAGGAGAAGTTCCAATAGGTGTTTTAGCAGGTGCTAATTTATATGGAGGATACCAACCTGCTTATGGTAGATATTTATTAAATCAAGCTAGTGGTAATTTACCAATGGTTACTGGAATGGGTACGCAAGGTGGAGGATTTGGAGAATACTTACAAAGTGGTCAACGAAGAGGACTAGAAGATATAAGAAGTTCTTTTGGTGGATTACAAAACTATTTAGCTTCTTTAGGTGGGCAAACTATTTCTGACCCACAATATGCAGCAACATTTGGGCTTCAACCAACACAAGGTGAAATAGTTTCTGCATCATTAGCTGCGTTAGGAAACAGAGCGTTAGGTGATAGAGGTGCCCGAAACTTAGGAAACATATTTGATTTGTATCAAACTCAATATGGACCACAAGGTGCTAGTAGATTTGCTGACTTTATAGGTACAGCATTTAATCCAGTAGCTATGGGAGGAATGTAATATGGCAAATGGAATGAACGCATTTGATGATTACTATCAAACTATGCTAGAGACTGACCCACAAACTGCATACTTAGGTGCAATAGGTCAGGCTTTTGGAACGGGAGACCGTGCTAGTCAAGCACCACGTGATTATTTTGCTGGGCAATTTGGTAATGTTTATGACCAATACTTAGGGGTTAAAGGTAGAGAGTTAATGAACAGAACTGACCCGTCAAAAATGACTACGTTTACAGACTTCTTATCTAGGCAACCTTTTACTGAAAGATACGGCAGATTAACTCCTGCACAAAAAGGTATGTCAACAAGAAGATATGCTCCTAGTACAAGGTTTATTTATTTCTAATGCCCCACACATGGTGGCATCAATGGGATTATTTCCCTGACACTCAAGAACCTGCAGCAGACCCCACTGTATTCCAAGAGTATTTATTCCCTGCTGCCCGAGCAGCAGGTAGTGGAATTGCTCAAGTTCCCGGAGTTATGCCTACATTACAAGGCTTGGGGGCTGGTTTAAATTTTGTTCATGGGCGTGTAGTTCAACCGTTTGTAAATCAAGCTATAGAAACAATACCTGCAACATGGCAATTAAATGAAGGTGTAACTGAACAGTCTCCTTGGTATAGACCAATTAGTAGATTTACTGAAGGAAGAATGGTTTCTAATGTTGACCAATATGTAACACCTAAAGGAAAGTTTTCTCCGGCTGGTGCATTTGACCAATTTATGAATATTAATCCTGTAGGAGCAGTAGCAGGAACTGTATTAGAAGGTCTTAATATTCCTGAACCGTGGCAAGCAAAAACTAGAAGAAGTGAAGCTACAGATAGAGAAGTTGCACAAATAGAAAGAGAAACAGGTGAAATTGTTTCTGAGCAACAACGTAGAGAAATAGGACAAGAATTATACCCTACTCTTCCTTACGCTAGAGGAATAGCAGAAGAAGCACCATACTTTGCAATACCATCTGCTGGAGCAATACGTGGAGCAGCAGCAGCAGCAAGAGTTGGTGCAGCAGCAGCAAATAATCCAGCATTACGAGCAGGATTGCGTGGAGTAGAACTTGGATTAACTCCAATAGCTGCAGCAGAAAGAGCAGCAGAAAGGACAGTTACAGCACCATTTCGTGCACTAGGAGGTCGTAAAAGTCCAACAACTCAAGCAACTCCTATAGATGAAGCTGAACGAATAAGGCAACTTGAAGCTGATGACCCAAGATATGATGATGGAACAAGAGGGGATACGGCAGCAGCAAGAAGAAGCCAAGCAGAAATTCAAGAAATGGACCGACCCGGTGGTTACATGGACCAGCAATATGCTGAACAACAAATGCAACTTCCAAATGCAGGTCGTAACATACCTGTTTCTGTTAAGACTTTTGAAATAGAAGAAGGGAAAAATTTTCGGAGTGCAAACATAAATAGACCGGGTTTTGAAGTACGTGTTAAGCCGACTGCTGACCAAAAACTAAGAATGGCTATAATGGATGAACCTGCACCTTCACCTGTTCCTGAACAGTTATATAGAATAGTAGATGCTGCAGAGTACAGGCGTGGATTAGAATACGGATATTTAGACCCTAGATGGAACGCTGAACAACGAATTAATGCTTCAGGAAAACCTTGGTTTAGTGCTGTAAATAATATAGATGACACTTATTTACTTGCAATTAAGTTTGATGATGCAGATGGTTGGTATACTAGAGAAATTATCAACTTTGCAAAAGCAGGTCGAGAAGTTATTGCTGCAACTGACCAAAGAATCCCTATAGAAAAAGTTTCAGTAATATCTAGTGGCAATATTAAAAAAGTAGTTAATGATTTTGAAGCATTACAAGCAGTTGATGAAATTCCAGTAGAAACCATTGCTGCTAATAGATACCCTATTAATACGACTATTCCATTTGCTCCTAATTATGGAGACATTTACGAATTTGGAGACCAATTAAATCCTAGACCTAGATTTGACTTAGACCAACCTGATGTTAATAGAGTTCCTAATCAGGCAGAAATGAAGCCTGAAGTGTATGAACAAATTAAATCAGAAATTCCTGATGATGATGGTTTGTTTAATGTAGAAAAAGATATATCTAAAGGGGAAGTTAATGCAACTACAAATAAATTAGGTTCTGATGGACCTAACATACTTGCTAGAACTATAAGAGCATTATTTCCTAATACTTTAGGACCTACTGCAGACTCTTACCTTAGAGGTATTAGTAAGTATTGGAACCAAGGTGAAATGATTAGACAATTAGCAAATTTTAGGGCTAGTTTGTCAGGAGGTTTATTAGCAGTAAAAGAATTTGTTAATGTTGCTGACAATCTTCACAGATGGGCAGATAGAGCAGGACAAAAAGCAAACAATAGAGTTATAAATTTATATAAAAGTCAAATACTTCCTGAACTAAAAAAAGCTAATGTTAACCTTGAAGTAGTAAATCAATATGTAATGGTTAAAACATTAAAAAATATTAAAGATGCTTTTAACAGAAAAGAACTTGCTAGACAAAAACTTGCAGAAGAATCAGGGAAAAAATTTGTACCGGGTAAAAGAGAAAACCCTAATATGCAAAACCCTGAAACAGGTGAGTTTGATATTCAAATTACAGATGACAACTTGTATCAATTTGATGACCGTACATGGATTAAAAATACTTATAACTATACTGATGAACAAGTAGATGCAATAGAAAAAATGGCTAAAAGTGTTCAAACATTTTACGCTGAACAAAGAACTAGACTTGCAAATGCAGGAATTATTAGTCAAGAACAATTAAAACATTGGGAAGAATTTTATGATTGGTATACTCCTACTGAGTACATAGAGTTTGCTGGAACTCAAAGATATAATGTAAAACCTAATTTAAGAGATACTTCTGTATTAGATGATGGAGTTATGGCTCTTTCAAATAATATAAAAACTGCTTTAGGTAGACGTAATCCTTTAGATTTTGATTCTTTAACATTACAGGCAATACGGGCAGAATACAGAGCAGAATCTAACAAAACAACAAAAACAATAGTTGAATTACTTAACTATGATGCAGACAGACAACTTCTTAAAGATTTAACTGATATTTATATTGATGAAGACGGTGCTCTTCTTAAAGCAATTCCTGAACCTGCAAACGGTACTGGGTATTTTGTTTACTATGAAAATGGTAAGCGAAAAGTATTTGGTGGGTTAGGAGATAATCAACCTGTACCTAAAGATATTTGGCAAGAAGTTAACGGCAGACATGGATATTTAGCAGTTGGAGAAAATGCATTCTTAGCTAAGATTGCTGCTAGCAATGGTTGGTTTAGGTCTGTGTTTACTACTTATAGTCCATTGTTTTGGGTTCGTAACGCAGTTATAGATATGTTTACTGTTCAATTTAGAGCAGGTGTTACTCCTGATAAAGTAGTTGGAGAGTTAGGTCGTAGTTTTAACAAAATTCTTTTTAACAAAGAAGATAACTTTGTCGAGTTAATGGAACGGTTAGGTGGATGGTCTTCAGGTACACAAGGATATATAAATTTAAATTCTGTACAAAGACGTATGATAAAAGAATTTAGAGATGCAGGACAATCAGATGGTGCAATACTAATTACAGGTGGCACCAATCAAATAGAAAAAGAATTAAAAAATAGTTTAACTAATCAATTTAAAAACTTTATGCCTACAGTAGGTGGGGCATTTGAAGCTGCACCACGTTTAGCTGTAGCTAGAAAATCATTTATAAAACAATTAAATGAATTAGGAATAAACGGTAAAGCAGAAATGAACCGTTTAATGAAGTTATCAAAAGAAGATTTTTACAAAGAACTTACTGAAGAATGGAAAGGTGGAATTTCAGGAGATACTCCTAAAGGATTAATAGATTGGGATTTTGCACAAAGGGCTGCAGATAACAGTATTGATGCTACTTTAGATTTCTATAAAGGTGGCTGGCAAATCAGAGATTGGAATAATTATATTTTGTTTTTAAATGCTGCTGCTGAAGGTTTTAAAGTTCCTTTCAGAACATTAGGTATTGATTTACATCCTGTAGTTAGACCAGTTAAAGACCCAGTGCCTAATGGACCATTGTTTGAATTTGGTAGCGTAGATGAACAAATTAAAAAATATGCTAAATCTGTTAACAATGGAACCGTATCTCCTTTAACATTTGGATTAGGGTATAGGGAAGCTAGAGGTGCTACAGGTCGAGGACTTAAAGAAGTTATGGGTCCTAAACAAGCATCATTGTATATAGGGGGAGCAATATACAGTTACTGGGCTATTCAAGAAGGTTGGAATAAACAATTTGAATACGAAGGTAAAGCACTGTATTACGATATTCCTGAATACATTAGATACAACGGGCTTATTTTTATGCTTCCACCTAAAAGAGATGAAGCAGGAGAACATATATTAGACCCTGTTACTCAAAGACCTAAACCACAATATATAGTAATTCCTCACAGATTACGTGAGTGGAACACTGTATTTGGTGCAGTAACTTTCTTATCAGAAAACAGTGACGAAGATGCTAATTTTAGTAAAGCTGCATGGGGTAAAGAAGTTTGGAAGTCAACATTCCCAATTAATGAATTACCTATGCCTGAAGTATTTAACGTAGCTGGTGAACAGTTAACTGGCTTTGATACATGGAGACAATCTCAAATAGTAGAAGATGAAGATGCTCCATTAGAAGAGCAGTACACTAGAAGAACTAGTAAAACTATTAGAGAACTTGCAGGAGTTATAGAAGAACTTCCTGTTGAAGATGTTCCTATAGGTGGAGAGTTAATAGATAACATAGTTTCTAGTCCTGATAGATTAAACCATTTATATGACAGTGTATTTGGAAGCGTAGGGCAATTAGTTTCAGATATGGCTGATTGGACATATCAAACCTTTGAAGAACTTAGAGGATTAGAAGATAGACCTATGGCTCAGAAAGTTGCTGAGTTTAGAAATATGAGTAGATTAGACCGTGCTGAGTTTAGGTTGTCTTTAACTCCTGAAGAATACGAAGAGTTTCAAAAAGAATTAAAAGAACCTGACAAAAAACAATTACCTTTTATTGAAGGATTAAAAAATTCTTTCTATCCTGAACGTGGAGGAGCATTATTACAAGCTGGTCGTAGAAGAGCAGAGCAAACATTCCCTGAAATTTCAGTAAAACAAACTAAACAAGCAGGTATTGTTGCTTCTAAAGTTAGACAAGAATTACTTTTTGACCAACAAAAATCAGACTCTAAACTATTAGCTTGGTATGAAGGAAACAAAAAAGATGGTATTACTCCTAAAGAATGGAGAGAAGAGCGTTCTAAAAAGTATTTAAAATATGAAGGTGCTAAATTAGGTATAGGAGAAGTCTATGAATATTCTATACAAAACGCTGAAGACAGTATTAGGGAAGCGTATTATGCAAAAATGTATAATGATGCAGGTCAAATAGATGATATTAGAAACAAAGTAGACTTGTTGTTAGCAGGTTATTACGAAATAAAAATTGATGCAGAAAATCCTGATTCTGCAAATTGGGATGCTTTTTTTAATGCACGAAATGAATACGTAGAAGCACTTAGAGTAAACTCTGAAACTTTAAATGATGGAGTTTATGCAGCTTTTAGTGCTGAGTTAAGTAGAAATGATACAGCTACAGAAAAGTCGTATATTAAATCAAGTCAATACATGAAAGAGTATTGGGATGCTGGTAAAGATTTAAGTCAACTATATCCTGCTGCAGCCAACAATCCTCAAATGTCAGCTATTTGGAATGAATATATAAACGGGTCTACACAAGATAGGTATAATTTAGAAAAACAATATCCGTATTTAAAAACTTTAAATACATTGCGTAACAATCAACGTAAACAAGTTGTAATAAATGATGCTAGAGAAGGTGGCAACTTAGATTTTATTTTAGCTTATTGGTACGGGGATTTTTATAGAGGTGTAACACCTCAAGCTAAAGCCTACCATGCTTCTTTATATGGACCTCCTAATGTGTTTATGCCTACTGGTGTTGCAGTACCTTAAATCTTAAGGGTATACTAAGGGTTATTTAAAATAACGAGAGGTATACCTATGGTCAATCAGGCAGAACAACCGGAAAGTGCACCTTCTGAGGATTTCTCAGGTGGAACCACTACAGATATTACAGAAGAGTTTGCAGGTGTTAACACATTTGAAGACACTCCTACAGAAACAGTTGATGAAACACCTTCAGAATCACCTGAAGCTGAAACTCCTGCACAACCCACACCTGAACCGGAAGTGCTTAACCAAGAATCAGAAACTCCTGTTGTACCTGAAACTCCTGTTCCTGACGTAAACCCTGCTGTAGATGACTTACAAAAACGTATGCAAGAAATAGAAGAACAAAACTTGCAATATAGAAATCAGCAACAACAAAGTCAGTTAAGACAACAGACTGATGGCTATAGGCAACAACTAGAACAGGCAGGATATTTGCCTGACCAAGCAGCACAGATATCACAAAATTGGGCTGCACAACAATCTCAAGTAGTACAGATGCAACAACAAGCTGAACAGCAAGCTAGGTTTTTACAAGGTCAAGCTAATGCTGCTGAACACTTTGCAACTAAATACAATCTTGAGTTAAAAGACCTTGCTGAATTACGTAAATTTCCTGACCCTCAACAGATGGAAGATGCTGCAAAACGTCTCAAGAATGATAGAGACAAAGATGCAGAGATAGCTAGGCTGAAGGCACAGCTAGTTCCGGCTCAAGAGTTTGACAATAGTCAAAGTACACCGGCTCCTTCCAGTGATGAGGACAGGTGGCTTGATAGGTATAACCAAGGCGATAGGTCTCCTCAAGCATCAGCTGCAGCACGAAGGGCTGCTGGCTTAGGTTAAAACTTAATACATATATAAAGAGGTAATCCTATGGCACAAACAGCCACAACGGGTAATTTAGAAAATGCCCAAAAAATTATCATTAGTTCTGCTCGATACACAGAAGAGCACAACGCCCCTGCTTTAGCCCTTATCGAACAATTTAGTTTGCCAAAAGGTGCTAAGACAGTAACTGTTCCTAAAGTAGGTTCAATGTCAATGAGTGACTTACAAGATGGAGTAGACATCATTGATGAAGAAGATATTGGAATGACTACTGTAGACCTTACAGCCAGTGAGGTTGGTGCAAAAGTTATTCTTACAGACAAACTTGTAAGGCAATCAGCTAATAACGTCTTTTCAATTATTGGAAGACAGCTAGGTGATGGTATGGCTCGAAAGAAAGATACTGATGTTATTGCTCTTTACACAGGTTTGAATGGTGGTACTGCTCTTGGAGCAGACGGCAGAAGCATGAGTGCTGCTAACGTACACGCAATTATTTCTAATGCAAAAGCAAATAAATTTGGTTCTCAGTTGTACATTGTTCACCACCCAAATGCTGTAGCAGCTTTATCTAAAGAAGCAGCAACAACTGCAGGAAGCACTTATTCTGAAATTTCTTCAGGTTGGTCAGCAGATTTGTTGTCTAACTTCTATAGTGGATTGCGACCAATTAATGGTGTTCCAATTTTTGAAGATGGAAACATTGAAAAAACTGGAAGCGTTGACTCAGGTTATGGTGTTATTGCTGATAAGACTGCGTTAGCAGCACTTACTAGTGTTGACACTAGAACTGAGCGACAAAGAGATGCATCACTTAGAGCAACAGAAATTGTTATGACAGCAGACTATGGTGTTTTTGAATTAGATGACACTAAAGGTGCAGCAGTACAATTTGAAATGGGTGACTTAGCAACTTCATAATAGTCGAGGTATAAATGGCAGGTATAACTGAACGAAACAAACAAAGAATAGAATTAGCTAACACTGGTTTTTCTATGAAATACATAGATGAGTGGCAAGCCAAAACTACTTTATATAGGCACAAGCCTAGTTACAGTGAAGATGGTGAAATTAATGCAACAGTAGGAACTGCTATAAGAGGAGTTCCCGGTAATCCTGATTATGTATTAAGAAAAGCTAAGATAGGTATGTTTCCTTGGGAGCCAAGTGAAAGTTGTACGTGTCAATGGAGTGGTACAAACGGTGTTTGTGGCACACCTACTGAGATTAAAGAAGAAGCTGTAGAAGAAACTATTGTGCTTACTACAGTAACTAGAACCTGTGACGTTTGTGGCTTTGTAGCAGAAGCTGCAAACGCTGCAGGTGCAGCATCTAAAATGACTTTTTATAAAAAGAAATGTCAACGAGAAGGATGTTCTTAGTATCTGATGTATAATGCACATTAAGAGTTGTAAAGATTGACCGTGGCTCTATAAAATTAACGGTTGGTCGCAGGGGAAAACCCTGTAAATAATAAAACCCTAGGAGGTTTAAAATGTCTTTTAGCCCTATTCAAGGTGGTCGATATGGTTTTGAAAAAATAACTACATCTGACCAACGACAAGTTCTCGGTGCAGAAATGGCTTTTCCTGATGGCAGAAAATTTCGTTACGTAGCTAACGGAGGAACTGCGATTGGCGAAGGTTTAGTTGTAGCTTCAGAAGCTGTAGCAGGTCATCATGACGAAGATTTAGTAATTACTACTAGTCCTGCAGTAGGAGATACTACTATCGGTGTTACTTTAGAGGGTACAGCAGCAGCTAAAGATTTGTATGCAGAAGGCTACATATTCTTTAACTTAGCTGCTACTACTCCTCATGAAATGTACAAAATTAAAGGGCATCCTTTGATTGCGTCTAGTGGTACTGGAACAATTACAATAGATGAACCTGATGGATTTCAGACTGCAATAACTGCAGGTACTGATACAGCAGGTCTTATCAAGAGTCCATATAAGGACATTGTTGTTGCTCCTGCTGCTGTTGCAGGTAGATTTGTTGGTGTAACTGCTGCTGACTTAGAAGCTGACTATTATGGTTGGGTTCAAGTAGCAGGTTTAGCTTCTGCTAAAATTGATGGTACACCTGCAGTAGGTACATTAGTAGGTGCAAGTTCAAACCACACAGGACAACTTCTTGCGATTGGTGCTGATACTACTCCTGCTCTTGCTAGACTACATGGTAAAGCTGGTGTGGATAATGAGTTTCATACAGTAATGTTGATGAACTTATATTAATGGTTGAACTTTGGACACCTCAGGGGTCTACTTATGTAGGCGAAGAAAGTGCTGGAAACAACGCTGAAACTGGGGTGTCCATTGTTGTACATACATTTCAATTTCGTGACCCAGTGACAGGCAGGGCACAAGTGGTTAAGATACCTGCTGACCCTGACATATCTCCTTCACATATAGAAGATATGGCTGCTCAAGCGTTAGAAACATTCTTGTTAGAATGTAGGGGGTTGGATTCTAAAAAGAAACCAACTGCTAAAGAACGTAAAGAAATAGGTAAGCAGTTAAAAGAATTTAAAGAATACGCAGAAAAGCGTAGAGAAAGTACAAACAATAGAATATATTATAGGGGAATCTGATGGTCGCAGATAACAATACGTTGGAAATAACACAAGCAGATATAGCTGAAGTGTTGCAACAGAAGATAAATACTATTACTAATTTAGAGTTACAAATAGTTACTTTAAAAAGAACAATAGTAGAATTACGTTCTGAGCAAGAGGAATCTGCTGAAGAATAAAATGAGGTTTAACTATGCCTGTACAAGGGAGAACTCGAAAACAACTTAGGCAATCTGTAGGTTACAACCTAGGGGCTTTAAAAGTTGGTAATGCTACAGGTGGTACTAACAACACTCTTATAGACGTTAATACGTTTAGAGGTGGAGATGATACTTACAATGGTAAGTTAATTCTTGTTACTGATGCTAGTGATGGAACTACTCAAACTACTCAATATGTTAATGACTACACAGCTAGTAATAACACTATTCAGTTTCAACAAAATGCTAGCTTTACTGTAGCTAGTTCTGATGAATATGAAATATGGGATGAGCCGTATGACCCTAGCATTATTCATGATTTTATTAATCAGGCAATAGTAGACTCTACAGGGCAAGTGTACGACCCAGTAGAAAGTCTTGGTATTTATGCAGATGGCAGGAGTCTTAGATATGACGTTCCCTCTAACATTTCAATTATCAACCACATTTATTACCGTAGTTCTATTAGTAGCACTATACTTCATTCTTGTAACAGTGCTTTTGACGAAACGGTAGATTCAGATATTACAGTTACTGTAGATACTGAAGATAAAAAACGAGGTACAGGTTGTAATAAATTTGTTATTGCATCAGGTGCTAGTGCAGGAGATATAGCTACAGATTCTATAACTAGTAAAGACATATCTAAATATGATTATTTAGAATGTTGGATTAAATCTAACGTACCTACTTCTGCAGGTAATTTAAGAATATTATTAGATAATTCTGCTAGTTGTGCTAGTCCATTAGAAACATTACATGTTCCTGCATTATCTGCAGACACATGGACTTATGTACGAATAGCTTTAAATAACCCTGAATTAAATACAGCAATTATATCTATAGGATTAGAATACGATTCTGATTTAAATGCGTGTCAAGTTAGATTAGACGATATTAAAGTAGTAGAAAACGATACTGCTGTATATCAAATCTTTCCTAAACATTTATGGAAAATAGATAGAAGTGCTAGAGACTTAGTGCTTACTGACTCAGGTAGAACTGAAGCAGGGTATGCACTTCTTAAGATTACTGGTGGGGATAAGCCTGCATTGTTATCTACAGATGCAGGAACTAGTGAGATAGATGACGCTTATATAATAGCTAGAGCCACAGCTTTAGCGTTTGCTGCAGCGTCAGGTGGTCCTAACGTAGACCCTGATGCTAAAAGACAACAAGCAGCTTTTTGGTTTGGTTTAGCAGAACAAGCTAAACGTGCTTTTCCTATTTTAATTACAGGAAGAGTAGTTGAATAATGGCAAATAAAGTAGTAGATGATAACGAGATATATTTAGGTGGTACTTACTACCCATTAAATAGACCAGTACAAAGTGTATTGGCATCTATATACCCGTCTAAAGTTACTATTGGTGATACAACTAGAGACAGTAACTTACGTTCATCTATTATTGCTTGGTCTGATTGGCGTGGTGGTATTGGTGTAGAAAGGATGCAAGGTCCTGCTGACGCAGACAGAGCATGGCACTCTACTTGTAACTTACGTCACAGACATCACCTTGTACTTCCTGCATTGTCTGCTGCAACTACTGCAGAGTTATCTGACGGTACAGCAATAACAGGTGCTGTTACTTTTATACAAGATTTAGGAACTGAGTTATATGCTGGATATGGGAATACTCCTTATTACTACTCTGAAGGTGGAGACCATTGGACACAAGTAACTAATGGAGGTTCTGCTTATAGTTTTCCTGCTACTCCTACTGATTCTATTACAGTAAGTATGTCAGGTACTGATTATATAGTTGTTGCTCATGAAGGTGGATATAGTTATTTTTCTTCTGCTACAACAGTTGTAGATAAAACTACAGATGCTAGGTTTTTATCGTTTTGGGATGACAGGTTGTGGGGAATAGATAAGTCAGGGCAACTTTGGTACACGCTAACTATAGGTGGAACACCTGTTAATGATGCGTTGTTGCCAGTTCAAGAAGAATATGTAACTGATTTGTTTGTAGCTAGAGATGCTGCAGGTGAACAGATACTTTATGCAGCAACTAAAGTAGGTTTGTTTGCACATGATATTAGTAATACTAGATGGGTTGAAACTCAATTTCAATTACCGTTTCATCAATTTAATGGAACAGGTTCTGTTAGATGGAGAGATTCAATATACAACCCATCAGGTTTAGGTATATATAAATACATTAATGGAACTAACAATGCCGTTGTTACGGTTATGGGTCCTGATAGAGATGATGGTTTACCTGCTACATACAGAGGAACTATTAAGAAATTAGTAGGAACACATACAGAATTAATAGCAGCAGTAGATGCTACTACTGCACCCGGTGCTCAAGCAGCTACAGATATCCCGTTTCAGTATGGTGCATCTGCAGGTATAAGTGGGCACAGTGCTCAAGTTATAGCTGACAGTAGTGGTCAATCTTCTATAGTTGCATGGAATGATACAGGTTGGGAAACCAAATGGATTGCTCCTTCTTCTAAAGCAGGAAAGCCTGTAGATAAAATGCTTGTATCTAATGCAGGTAAAGGTGATTACAGATTGTGGTGGGGGCTAGATGGTCAGGTATACCATCAATTAATTCCTTTTGATGTAACTAACCCATCTCAGTTAGTAGCTGTAGATGGTACAGATTATGCTTATGAATCTACTGGTTTCCATGAAACTCCTTGGTTTGATGCACAGCAAGTAGAAGTAGATAAGTTAGCTTTGAAATTAAAAGTAGAAGTAGAAGATGCATCTAGTGATGAAACAGTAGCTGTTCAATATGCTATTGATTACTCTACTTCTTATACTAGTTTAGGAACTATTAGCAGTAGTGGTACTACCACATATACTTTTGGTAGTGGAGTTGGGGTTTCTTTTAGGTCAATAAAGTTTAAGTTAACTTTATCTAGAGGTTCTGATACTTCTAAGTCTCCTGACATAGTATCTACTACATTAGAATTTAGGAAGAAACTAGAAGCTAAATACGGTCACACTGTAGAAGTAGATTTGAATAATACTTATAAAGGTAAAGACCCTAAACAATTAAGAAATGCTTTAGTAAGTTCTATAGAAAGTAACTTGTTACAAGAGTTTACTTTTAGAGATGATGGTGGAGGAACTAGAAACTATTACGTAGATGTAACTTCAGCTACAGGAATAGAATATACAGGGTATGATGAACGTGGCTCGTCACGAATAACATTGGTGGAACCATGATACTTGATGGTGGAACTACAAATGTATCTTCAGCAGGTACAAGAGTACAAATATCTAATACAGTTAACAAAGTTAGGTGGATTAGAGTAAAGGCTCTTGCTGGTAATTCAGGATTAGTTTACTTTGGTACTAGTGATGTTAGTGCTAGTAATGGTTACGAGTTAGCTGCAACTAATACTATTGAAATTAGTTTTGCAGAACTTGGGGGAACCGTTCCATTTAGTAGCTTATATGTAGATGCAGCAACTAACAATGACAAAGTTAGTTGGGTAGTAGTATTGGATGGATAATGTTAAGAGCATCACTTACTGTAGTTCCTGAAGGATGGACAGGGTCACTCCCTGAGTGGCAATTCTACGCATCCTTATTAGAATTAGGGTATCAACCTAACGAGGACTTTACCTACCAATCACCTTTAATGGGTGGTAGACTAGACAAGGGTGGATTAGTTATTGACTTTTTATTTGACAACCCACCTAATTTGGCAGTTAATGTTCAGGGTGTATACTATCACTATGAACTAGGTGCTGACACTAGGGCACGAGATATATTTGCAAGGGAGTCGCTAGCAGGTCAAGGGATAACATTAATATTTGTAGATGAGGATTATCTAGCACAAGACCCTCTAGGTACAACTAGAGAAGCCTTACAGTTTAGAGACAGTTCTCGTTTAGGGAGAAGTTAAATGGCAAATCCAGCTATTAATTTTGCAGGGTTTTTATATAATGATGCAGGCACAGCCGTATCGGGTGCGACTGTAAACTTATATGATAAAAACACTGTAGCTAATGTTAGGGCTACAACAACTACTGATTCCAATGGTGCGTGGAGTATTGCTCACACTACAGCAGGCGAATTTGACATAGAGATTGTTAGTGGTGCTTCTAAAAGAAGAATTAAATTTGACGATAAAGTGCATCTATCAGAATTAGATGCAGAAACAATTAACATAAGAGCCAATGAAGGAGGAGATGCTCCTTTATATTTCTTTGCTGATGAAGGTGATGATGCAGGAGATAGGTGGCAATTTAAAAATGCTGCTGGTGGTGTCTTTACTATGGGTAATGACATTAACAGCCAAGGCACTTACGTTGCTCATGTAACTATTACACCTAACTCAACTGTAGCTAGTTCTACATTTGCTATAGCAGGTAACGCTACAGTAGGTGGAGCATTAACAGTTACTGGAACTACTACATTAAATGGTAATTTAGTTTTAGGTGATGCTGCTGCAGACA